TACTAACTGCACCATCTAACTTTACAGGAGTTCCGTATGTAACACTATTTCCTGATTCTGTTATTGGCGCATAATATACATTTTTAAATCCAAATCTTACTTTAGACATTTTTCTTCCTCCTTTTATATTCTATATATTATTTGATAAACTTTTTCTGTATCAATATAATCTTGTGACTCTATCTCCCAAGCTATATCGTTTTCATCAAATAACGCTTCTAAATTAACCTCTAGCTCTACATCTTTTTTTATCGTATATAACTCAACATAGATAACCTCATTTTTCTTATACGTTTTATTTTCTGCAAAGAAATTTTCTGTATGATCTACTCGATATACAATATAAGGCGCTTCTGTTTCTTTATTAAAATGATCGTATGCAACAGGTATTTTTAGATCAGATAATATATCGTATAAATCTTCTAAATCAATCATCTTAAAGCCTCCTCAATTCTTTTAGTTAAATTTTCGTTTACGTATTCCTCTCCGAATCTAACGTGAGGAAATGCTCTTGCTCTTCCGCCCTCGCCTTAAAGCGTGTCCATATTCTAATAGATGAGTTAATGGATAATATTTAGTAACGTGCCAAGTATACCTGACATTTGTTCTACTATTAAAGCTTCTAGAAATCTTACAACTTTTAGCATATTTACCGCCTTTATCATTAAAGCTGATATGACTTTTAATTACTTCGTTAGTCTCATTTGCTACCTTTTCTACCGCTTCTTTTGTTTTATCTATAACTTCATCTGAATAATCCGCTAATACCTTATTAATTTCTCTAGCTAAATCTTCAGGCTTCATTTTTAATCCTCTTTTCACAAATTAACGATATTTCATCGGCGTACTCTCTATCAACACGAATAACATCATATTCAACGCCTAGATATTTAACTATCGGCTCTTCGTTATAATTTAAGGCGCTAATTTTAATTCTTAAACTAGGCTTGAATCCGTTTTGACTTGCGCTATAAAATTCACTTGAATAGATATTTTCTACTTTGATTATAGGTACGTTTATTTCAGTTTTTTTCTCTATTTCATTTCCTATATTATCTTGTTCAATAGTTGTAGCAACTAAAATACACCCTACATCTACCATTCTTTACACCTCTTCTATTTTACTTAGAGCTAAATTGGCACATTGGAGACTATATGTAGCCTGTGCCAATTGCTTTTCTTTTATATCAACATTACCGAAATTCGCCTTGACATACATTACAATTGCAGATTGAATTAAAGAATTTGTTGTATCAACTAATATTCCTTGTCTTTCTAAATCCTTTTTTCCTGCATCGATCCACATATTAATTTCAGAATCTTTAATAGTAGATGTACTTATTATGCTAAGACAGTTTTTAACTAAATCTAATAATGTATTCTGACTCATATAATCTCCTCCATTTGCCTATCTTTTATTATTAAACGCTTGCTTCAGGAGTAAATTGTCCGTAAGCAAAAGCTCCAACTTTAGCGCCACCATCAACAACTTGATAAGCACCATATATAACTGTTCTACCTTTAATTGAGATATCTCTATCTAATCTGATAGCTTCTTGTTCGTTCCATACATAATTTCTCATATTACCAACTACAATATCATTATTTGCTAAGAATGGATCTTCTTCAACGCCATTTGGTAATCCTGCTAAGAATGGATAGTTACCTTCGCTATTTTTATAGTATCTGATAGCATCAGCTACAGCAGGAGATACATATACTTTAGCTCCAACTTTAGCATCTTCTCCTAATGTTGCTTTTGTGTCAGCGATTGTATCAATAGGAGTAGCACCTGTTGTTACAGCTTCTAATCCTAATGTGATTCCGCTTGGTTGATTGTATGTATTACCTGTACCATAAATAACAGCTTTAACTTTAGCTTTAAACATTTTTTCATATAATTCATCAACGATAAAGTCTATAAAGCCATCAACTGTCATTTGATCTGCTTTCCAAGTAATTTCTATGTTCTTAGCTAATTCTCTACCAACTAAAGTAACTTTCTTATATTCTTGTCCTTCATTTGCTGTTGCTGATAATTCAGCATAGAATGAAGCATCATCAGCACTATATAAGTAAGGAACATCTACATTTCCGTTAACTTGTAATTTTCTGATGTCTCTCCATATTGGAGATTCTTTTTCAGCTCTTTCAAGTAAAGCTGTAACTACTGATGTAGGAATTAATAAACCTACATTGTTAATACCTTGAGCATCAGCTGCAGATGCTACATATGTTGTAGCTGTTGTACCTACTGCATCTCCTAAAGCTCTTTTTTCTTCTTCATCTAGGCTAACGCCCATTAAACTTTTTGCCCAAGCTGATTTATATTCATTGTCAGCTCTTGTAAATTTTCTTTTTTCCATTTTCTTTTCCTCCTCAATAACTCTTAATTCTAAATTGCTTTCAGAAATTAGTTTTCTTTCTTCTTCTTTGCTAATTTCTTCTGTTGTTTCTTCTGTTTCTTCAACTGCTTCTTTTGTTTCTTCTGCAGTTTCAGGATCAGGAATCTCATTATTCAAATCTTCTGCTTCTTTTTTTAATGCTTCTAATTCTTCTTCATTTGTCGCACCTTCGATTTGATCTCTTAGTTCCTTTTTTCTTTTTTCAATTTCACTAATTGTCATTTCTTAGTACCTCCTCTTTAATTTAATAGCTCTACCGCCATTTATATAAACTCTATTAGGCTCTACCGCACTAAAAAAGAGCAGTTATACCACCGCTCCTCTTTCGAGATTATAAACTTAATAATAACTTTAATTTTTCTTTCTCAAATTTTAATTTATTTTCCATATATTCCTTTTTATCTTCTTCGTATTCTTCTTTAGATCTTGCGTAAATTTCCGTTGTATCATAAGCCGGAACATCTACTACCGATACATCAAATAATCTGTCTATTTCTAGAATTCTTCTAGTATCTGTATCGTAATCCCATTCTTCTTTTGCTGTTGTAAAAGCAAAACTCATTTTATCTAATAATCCTGATTGAATCATCTTATAAATATCTCTATTTTGTGTAGTATCAATTAATTCGGCTCTTATTTTTAATCCTTTATCATCTACAATTAATTGTAATGAGTTATTTCTGCTTCTTGCTAGTATTAATAAATTATCTGTATGATTATATTTCATAACGCAATCGCTCATATTACATTTATCAAATGCCCTTCTATCAATAACCTCTCTACACCACCCTAAATCCGTTTCACTTTCAAATACTACAGCGTAGCCTTCTACTATCATTTTTTCGCTATTTTCTAATGCTCTAATCTCTGTTAATCTTCTCTCTTTAATTGCTTTCTCCATCATTTTTTTTACCTCCTTGATAATCATTTGCAATACTGCTATCTATATTATTTAAACTTTGTATTATTTTTTTGCCTTCATCTCCGCCTAACGATTGTAAATCAATAATCTCTCTTGCTTCATCTTTAGTTAATAATCCTAAAGCGCCTGCTGTTTTTAATAATTGAATTTTACTTTCTATTTTTGCGTATTGTAATCTGTTCGCAGTAAATATGATTTTATGTCCTTCTTTTTTAGCTTTCTCATTAAATATCTTATTAGTAAAAGCATTACTCATCTGAATAGCCCTTGGCTCAATTACTCCTTCATAAAAGGCGTTCCATTCCTCTGAGCTAAAATTATTTTTAACTATCTTGTCAGATATGCCGAAATAATCAAATATATTATAGTTAACTTGTTCTAACTGTTCTTGATCCAATGTTATAGGCTTCATATCTATTGTTTGAAACTCCGCTTTACTATCTAAAGCTACTATTCCGCTTTCATTTTCTAAATTTAAGAAATCTTTAACAAATTCATCTTTGTTAGCTTTAATATCTTTCTCTTTAAGCATCGCATTTGTATATTTTATAATACCTTTTAAATTATTCGACACTTTAATAGAATTTTTAATACCTTCAGAAGCTGTTAACGCTGTTTCTAAATCAGTTCTTAAAACTTTATTATCCGTTCCGAAAATATCGTGTTTATTATAAAATAATCTCAAATGAATTAATTCTAAATATGGCAACGTATATGTTTTTCCATTAATAAATCTAAATCTCATATAAATTATGTTATTCTTATCTTCTAATAATTCATAATTAAGAGCTTCTATCGGATAAAATCCTGTAATATATCCTTCTTTATCTTTGCCTATATAAACAAATGCGTTAGAATCACTATAAAGCATCGATATTGTTTTATAGATAAAATCAAATGTAGACATTAAAGGATTAGGCTGATTACTTAATAAATAATTTATATCTCCCCTAATCACATTATTTGCGCTTTCCTTAATATGTTTAGGTATAAGTTTTGCGCAATGTGTCGCTATTCGATCTATACACTCTCTAGCCAATTTGCTATCGTATATATTTTCGCTCATTGTACTAAATTCCGCCTTATAGTTATTTAACATCTCTAATCTTGTTTTTGTTACCGTTTGTTTATCTTCTTTTTTACCAAAAATCATATTAAACAAATTTCTTTTTTCTGTTCCCATTACTACTCCTCCTGTAATGACAAATAATCATTCATTTTTTCAAATAAGACACAATAAGCTATTATTAAGCTTACCGTACCATCAATCCTTGCTCTCTGTTTTTGACTCTTAACCGGTCTAATATTATCGTTTTCATCACGCTTTACAGCAGTATTGCATAAACACCATTTTAAAATAGGATTATTATTATAATTTACCTTCTTTTCAATCAAATCAGCTTCTAATTGCTTCATAGGTATAGACATTGTTTTAGCTCCTTGTCTAACCTCTACCATTTCAAATCCAAACGATTTCATTTCATCAATCCAATAACTCGAATTCCAAGGATCGTATCCAATAAATAATGGCGCTATTTCATACTCATTTTTCATTTGAATAAACCATTCTGTAACTTTAGAATAATCTACTTTTGCGCCTTCGCATATCGTTACTAATCCTCGTTTTTCCCATACATCGTACGGAATCTTATCATCTTTAATCTTAAATTCTAATCTTTCTGAAGCTATGAAATATTGCTGTATAACATATTTAGTTTCATTTTTGTATATTAATAACGTTGCGCAAGTTAAATCTGTTGTACTTGATAGATCCACACCTGCCACAGCGTAATTATCGTATAAATTATTAATATCAAATGTAGCTTCATTATTAGCTACATCAAAGGTTAACCAATTATTTTGCTCATTTTGTCTAATATTAAAATCTTTACATAACAAATTAGTTAATTCATTAGGATTATTTTTAGCTCTATTTACTTTATCTCTTAGATCCTTAATATTTTTAATAGTTCCTAAGCCGTGGATTTGCTTTATACCACTTTTTTTCATCTTGCCACTCATTAGGATTATCTAATTCATAAATTACAGGTAATACCGTTTCATCTACTACATCAGATTTACCTTCATATCCTTTTATAATCTCAGAGAAATAATCATACTCATTATCAAATACGCTTTCTCTTATCATTCCCATTGTAGAGGTTTCTAAAAGAAGAGGCTGTTCTCTTGCTGACATTGAGTCGAACATTACATCTAATAAATTCTTATCTCTCCAAGCGTGTACCTCATCTGCAATAACAAAATGAGCATTTAATCCATCTAACGAATTACTATCACTTGCAAGGGCTTTCATATAAGATTCAGTAGCATCATAATACAAGCCTCCAACTAAACATCTGATTCTTTTATTTAATGCAGGAGACTTTTTAATCATTCTTTTGGCTTCTTCCCAAACAACTTTTGCCTGATCCTTTTTTGTTGCTACAGAATAAACCTCTGCGCCCCCTTCATTGTCTTTAGTTAACATATAATTAGCTAATCCGCTGTCCATTGTAGACTTGCCATTTTTTCTTCCAATAAATAAAGCACCTTTTTTATATTTTCTAACCTTAGTATCTTTATCGATAAATCCAAATAAACCCTGAATAAACGCTTTTTGAAACAATTCTAATTTAACCGGTTTTCCTGCCCATTTACCTTTTGAATGTTTGCAAAATTTTTCAATAAATTCTATAGGTAAATTTCCTCTATTTTCATCAAATATATATGTATGAGTTTCTTCTTCTTCTGTTATGGCATTAAAAAAAGACACCTTCCTAGGTCTCTTTAAATCATTTACTAATTTTTTATATACAACTAATACTTTATGATTTGCTTTGTCCGGATTTTCTAATAAATAATGATAATATTCTTCAATATATGTCATCGTTATTCATCAGCTCCGAAATCTTCAAAATCATCTGTTTTGTTTGTATCTGATCTATCCGGAATCATATCGCTCAATTGTTTAATAATGCTAGCATAATTTTTAATTGTTGCATTATAAGATTTAAGCGCCGGATTTTCTCTGTCAATAGAATATTCTCCTTGACACATTTCAGTAACAACTCCATCAGATTTTACCTTTGCCTTTAATTCTGCTAATACCTCTTCTAAGAATTCAGCTTTATCTAATAATGACAATGCTAATTCACGCTTACTGCCTTCTATTCCGTTAATTGCCTTTCTTATTTCTTCCATTGTTAGTTCTTTTTTCTTAGCCATTATTTCTCGCTTCCTTCCTTTCTAATATCAAGGGGCTTATGTATTTTGTCCTGTGCAATTTTCGAAGCCCCGCCC